TTATTGGATAACGGCAAGTTTGTCAGAACGTCCTGCGGTTAAACTGGGTAGCGGTTTGCCATCCAACTCCAAGATTTGATTACTGGACACATTTTCAGGCTGTCCTATGCTTTGGCTTTGCGCTGTGTCTTGGGCATATGTACTTTGTGGCTCTCTGAATGGGTCAAATGGCAAACCGTTTTCTACATAGTCTAAACACACTTCTTGGCTAATTTCTTTTAGCTTGGTTGCTTGGTCGGAATAGCAAGTACAGCCTGATTTGCCGCCTTTGATACAGGCAGCGATACGCTCGTATTGTTTGACTTGACGAACGCTGTTGTAAAGCGGTTTGGATTCGGGGCGCTCTGCCAAAGTAGGAACAAACATATCGGGATTTAAATCTGCGCCTTGATTGACTTGTGGGATAGCGTTTTGTTTTAGATTTTCTATGTTGCCTGTAAGTGTGGCGGGGCTGGATGCGCTTGGATTATCGCTGCTCTCGACTGCCATACCCGCTTTTACCTTATAGCCTTGATACATCCGATAGCCCATCCAACCGACTAAACCAAAGATAAATGGGATAAAAATCAGCATGGCAATAATCACATAATACCAACGCGATTTAACATGACCGTGCCCTGTATGGGCTTCTGCTGATTTGTAATACTGAAAGACCTCTTCACGGATTTTATGGCTGCTGGATAAGGCATTTCTGGCTTGCGCGGTGGGATTTAGGGCTACTTCATTCCATTCTAAGCGCGTCAATCCGCCCATTTTGTTAGCGGCGATATGAATATGTTTACCGACTACTTCACGCAAGTTGATGTCTATGATTTTGGGTGATTGGGTAATTAGGATTAAATCAATCGCCGAATGTCCGTGTACATTCAACCATGCGACTTTATCGGGCATCTTGCTGCCAGGTGAACGAGCGGGAAACAGATTTTGCACTTCGTCGTAAACGACAACAGAGCCGACATTCTCTTTCCATTGCAGCCATACATTTAAATCTTCCCAGCTATGTCCCTCGGGTGGTTTGTGGTGTGGTATTTCTAATCCGTTAATGTTGCTGAATAGTTTGCGACCTTTGTAGTAATCGTCAAACATGAGCATTTCTACAACGAATGCGGTTTTACCAATTCTTGGTTTACCTGTTACCAGAACAATTTGTGCCATTGCCTTTCCTTTATTGCTTCACTAACCTTTTTTGCCTGTTGGCATCAATTTGGTTAATGTCTTAAACGTCAAAATAAAGGTTAGGCAGCCTAGAAAAATATTCAGTACTGTGCCACCTCCCGAAATATAAAAGAGTTGCAATAGACCAGCAGGAACGCCTTGTACAGATGCAGCGATGCGCTCTTTAAAGCCTGAAATCAGTGCTTCTAAGCCTACATAGGTTACAGCGGATAAGCCAAACGCCGTCATAATTCTGCCCGCAAGTGTGCCTAAACCGCTTAACAGCATGGGTATCAGAGCAGCTAGAAATTTCATATTTCCCCCTAACTTTCACGAATCGTGCGAGCGCAGAAAAACGCAGCAACGAGCCAAGCAAACGCAATAATCATCGGACGCAGCATGCTAGCTAAATCACACGCGGGTTGTAAGCTGAATCCAAAGGTTGAACCGAATGCCTGAAATTGCACAGGTACGGGACACACGCCATCTGTCGGAAAGACGTTGTCGGGTGTGAATTTAAGCGAGACTTCCTCTTTTGGAATATCAAAATCGGTATCTGTTGTTTCAGGTTTATCAGGGACGGTATCGCACGCGAGAATGTCGGGATGTTCTTTGCACAAATCTATCGGTGCGGGCTGGGATGCGGGTTGTGTTTTTTTATCGGGGTTGTCGGTTTTGTTGTCAGGGACGGCGTTAGGATCAAGTTTGGGCGCTTGGGGGCTATCGGGAGTTAAATCGGGGCGGTCGGTTATCACTTCTTTAACTGATCCGTCGCTATTAAATGTCCACTTGCTTTGTTTGGCTTTGCCGTCGGCAGGGTCGGTATAGGGACGGGATTGGGCTACTGTGCCATCTGTAATGAGTATTTTGGGTTCGCCATCTGGTTGTACTTCGGAAGTTTTTACCCACTCATCTGGGGATTCAGCCGCTTCTGGCGTGCCTTCTTCTATAAATTCGTCTAGCGTCATGGGGACGTAATCAACGTATTTAAAAATGACTACGCCATAATCATAGGTCATCCTGTTATATTCAGGAGCAGAAAAACAATGACCACCCCAACCGACATAATCAAAATGGTGAGTTTTACCATCCTCGACAAATGTTTTAGATTGGCAATAGGCTTTGGCTACTGCACTAGCGGATTCAATTCCTTTGGCATAGTCCAGTACTTCGCATTCGTTGTTTAAATTGTATTTACATAGGTTTTCTACTTCGAGAGATGTCTTGTTAGAGCCACTTACAACAGTATGTGAATTTTTAGTAGCGATTACAATGTAGGTGTTGTCGTCGGCTTCGCGGACGAAGTCTTTGCGTTCGTCGTTCCATGAGAATTTGGAGCCAAAGATGGCATTTTTAACTAATTCAAAAGCTAATGAGTACAAACCAAATCTTAAAGCACCACCTAAAAATCCAATGCCATTTTTAGCAATATACGGTCCTGCTGCCCGAGCTTTTGATAATAAACTTGCAAATACTTTTCTTTTATCAACTGATGCTCTTACCGATGCTGGAATCGTACTTGCGGATTGTGCTCCGTTACTGCCAACTACTGTTGAAGGAAGTGTTGCGCTGCCCTCAAACGAACTTCCTCTTAATTTGTGAGCAAGTCCGCTTATATCGCGTGTTCTGTCGTATTCAACAGTATATTTACCATCTCTAACAACGGTTCTTAACCCATTTTGGTTAAAACCGCTATCAGCAAGAGCGATGCAAGGGATAAGGGTACAGACTAGAAATAGTTTTTTCATTCTCTACGGATTAACTCTTTTTCCCTTTCCTGCTCACGCTGCTTTTTCATAAATTCCGCAAATTCTATTTGTTCGGAAGTAGGTGGATTTGTTGGCGGCGGAGTGGGATTAGGGACATTGTCAAAAAACATATCGTCATCACTATTATCAGAATATGTTTCAGATTTTTTATCTTTCATATCTAAAATAGCATATAAAGAACCACATAAAATAAATAAAAAAATACTTAAAAACTTTCCAAACCCTGTTAAGCCCTGATATTTATTCATCCAAACATGGATAATGGCAGCCCCAACGGCTAATAATGTCCCTTTCAACATTTCAAACCCTTTCATAATGAAAGGTTTGAATGTAGCACGCTCATTGTGGTTTTGCTAGATGAATAGCTTTAAGAGCAGCATTAGGGCAAAAAAACTGTATAGCGTCCATATGTCAATCATTGGGTTTCTCGTCTTGTTCACTCATGCTGCGGATTAGGCTGTATATTTGTCTGAATAGGAATATCAGGGATACGATGCCAATAATGGGGGCGGCGAGCTCTGCGCCTAGTTGAATTTGTTCTTGCAAGCTGCATTCAGGAAAGCTCAGTTGGATTTTTTGACCGTTTAAGTACCAATCTTGCCCTTTCTTTACGGGGCGAATGAGTAAGCCTTCTGCGGTTATGGTTGGGGGCTGCTGACTGAGTAGATAGTCATGCGCTGCTTCGCTGTTGACAAAGCATTGGTAGCCGATTCTGTAACCCATTCAGTACCCCCTTTGGTTTATTTCGCAGTTTTGGTCATACCAGCTGCCAAGCGGAAGCCTTGAATCAAGACGATTACGGACAATACGGCTGTACCGATTGCAGTAATCATCACGGCAAACTTGGCAATTTCGGTTGCTGCTGCTGTACCGATTGATGCAATATCTGCACCGCCATCAGCAAGAGCGAGCATCGGGGTTGCCATTGCTGCTGCGAATAAGGCACGTTTATTTGCGATTGCGCCTTTGGCTTTTTGAATAAGGTTCATGATGTGAACTCCTTAAAAGTTGATAAAAGGCTTTTATTTTTCAGGCAGCCTGAAACCTGATTACTTCATCCGTGCGATTACCCAAATAGGTAATAGGCGGATGTAAATAACCCTATAAGGCAGATGATTAGTGCGACAACGCAGCATTTGAACCAAAATGGGATGGGTTGTTTCATGCTCATAATGTTTCCTTTGCCTTTCATATTGTTTGGGGGCGGTTAGTGGGGCTTTTATCCGCGCGACCGCCCGACACGCGGCAAGGTTTTGGGTTGTTTAGCCTTTGGCTTTGTCTTGGCTAGTTGCTGATTGCCCCAGCACTTCTAGCTTGGTTACTAGGTTGATCATGCCGTTACCTTTTTTAACGGGCATGAACTCCACTTCTACTTGACAGGGGAGTTTGCCGCGTAAGTGGGCTAATTTGATGTGGTCGGCTTCTGTGCCGTATTCCAGCTCTAAGACGTCTACGCCGAATTCTTTTTGCTGCTGCTCGTAAACTGGGATTTCTACGTAAACGCGGGTGTAGTCGTATTCTTGTCCTGAACCTTCTACTGTGCCTTTGTTCCATTTGACTTTACGAAGTTGTGCTTTCATGGGATGCCCTTTCTTAGCGGTTGATTAACGTTTTTCATAAACGCGCGGGATGCGACTGTCATTTGCTGAATTGCCGACGTAATATGTTTTTTCTGTTTGGTTAAATAACCGCGTGCAAAAATTACGCAGCTTCGCTTTTAGTCGCTGTGCTTTGCTTATCTTGAAATTGATTTCAGTTCTTTGCCATTTTGCTTCCATTGCTTTGCCCTTTCTCGGCGGTTGGTTAAAGTTGGTCATACCATGCTGCTTGCCAGCTGTTGTCAAAGGCTTGCTGCATTCGGAATAGCTTGGCTTCTTGGGCGAGCTTGTCCATTCGTTGATGGAATTTTGCTTGCCGTTCTCTTTCGCTAATTTCGTGCATGTAGTTATTGACTTCGCTGTTATGCTGCTTGGCGATGTGTTTCATTTGGTGGATATATTGGACGTTGGCTTGGCGGCAGTCGTGTTTGTCTGCTCCTAGACGTTTGGGGAGTTTGGTTTTGCCCCCTTTCAGCAAAACTTTGATTTCTTCGTCGTCAAAGCCAAACCGTTCCAGTGCGTTAATACAGGGGCTGCAGACTTGGCTTGCGTACTTTAAAACGTGTTCTAGGTTAATCATTTCGGTTTTTTTGATGCGCTCGGCTTTTTTGAGTTGTTCGCGAAACCGACTGAATAGATCTTGGCATATGGGATAGGCGGCGGTTAGGTAGCTGCCTGCGCTGATTAAAATATCGTGTGGGATGATGTAATCTCGGTTGCGGAGCTGTAATTCAAAGCGCACCCATGGGCTGCTGTTGTCGCCTTGTTCACAACCTTTGTCGTAAACGCGCACCATGCGGCTGCTGTTGGGTGTGCCGACGTAAAAGGTTTTGCCTGTGCGTTTGTCATCTAGCCAGTCGTAGCCGTGTAGCCTTGCTCTTGGGCGTTGTCCTTTGTTGTCAAAGCCGCCGCTTTCCCATGCGGTTTTGGCTTGGTCTGGGGTGAATTCGCCGTTGATGAAGTCGTGGGCTAAGTCTATGCGGGTGATTTTGGCAAAGGGGGCGAATACTTCTAGCCAGCTATATAGGCGGTTTTCCCAGCCGTCTTGGGCTGCGGTTAAGCCATCGCCATAAAGATGCACCATGATGCTGTCTTTTTGGTTGATGCCGCCAAAGGCGATTACGCCGTATTTGGCTGTTTCTGTGCCCATGACAAAGCTATATTTGTAGCCGTTGATGCCGTTTTTTTGTTGGTAGATGCCGAAGCCCATTAGGGTGTGCATGAGTTCGGAGAGTTTTTCGGCAAGCTGGCGGATGTTGTCGGGATGTTGGTCGTCTATGGATAAATCGGGTTCAATCAGTACGTCTTGGGTGAAGGTGAAAGTTAATGTGTCTATGTGGGCTGCGGTTTCGTTGCCTTGACGTATTGGGATTTCTTTGAGTTTGCCGTTTACCATGACGAATTGGCTGGTTTTTGTGCTGTGGGCGTGCAGGGTGGGTTTTTGGACTTTGCTGCTTTTGTCCGCCGTTTCACAAGCTGCGCCGTTTTGTCCCCCCGTGTTACTAGCGGGGGCGTTTTGCGCCGCCGTGTCCGCAATCGCCTGCCGGCTGCTTGCTGCCACGTCGTCGCAACCGCTCGCCGCTTGCTTTTCTAGGCGTGAAAAACCGCGTTTGGCATCGGCTTTGCGGGTGTAGCTGCGGATGAATTGACCGTTGATGTATAAATCAAACGTGCCTTGTTCGTTTTGGATGATTTGGCAGGTATTCATTTTGCGGCTCTCTTTGCTGCTTGTTGGTTTTGACGGGCAAGTTGTCGCCAATCGGTTTTTTCGTACTCAATCGCGTGTTCAAAAACGTTTAGATGCTTGGCTTCAAACTGGGCTACTCTTTCGCAGACTTCGGCTAGGGTTTGGCAGATTTGGGTTTCTATTGCGCCTGTATTCGTTGCGTTAATAACTAGCATATTTAGCTGATAGTTTTGGCTTTCGGCGTTGCGTTTGATTTGGACGGATAAGTCGATGTTCAT